ATAAAGGAAACTATAATAAGGGATCGATTATAAACTTTGTAGAGATAACGGATTGGAATTCGAATATCAATGAAGAATTAAATGATTATGTGGAGACACTAAATGAAATTGGAGAATACTTAGAGAAGAATGTGTATATGAAGTTGAAACCAGAATGGTATATTAATCTTATGTTACATATTAAAGAAGGATTAACATTAAGAGAGATAAGTGCTAGAACTGATATTAACTATCAAGCAATATTAAGATATACAAGAAAGAGTGAGAAAGAAATTATTAAACATTTACCAAATGAATTAAAAGAAAAGTATATTAAATTCATATACAAAAAGAAAAATATTAAATATGTTGATGACAAGCCTTATGATTATTAAAATCCTATTACTAGCAAATGTAATAGTAGAATTCCCAGCATTTAAATGGATTGTTGATATGAAATGGACGGAGTTAAAACCAAATTTCTTCAAATACGTTTTAAAACTTGTTTTATCGTGTTTGCAGTGTTGTAGTTTTTGGATAGGTTGGGCTATCTCCGGTGATATTTATGTCGCCAGTGCGTCTTATTTCATCGCTGGGCTATATACAAAGTTCATAGGAGCTTATATAAATAAAATAACGTTAGAATGAACAGGTATATAAAATCAGATTTAGTTACTCTACAAGAATTAGCTAGGATTATTAATCCAAACTCTACTCAAATAGATCAGATATATGAACTATATAAAGAATATATTGATTCTACTGCACCTAGACCTATTCTATCCAATTGTAATTGTCAATTCGGTATATCCAACTACTGGACTAAACTAAGAGACTTTACATCCAAAAACGCATCCCTATTTATAAATTGAAAACATATAATCAAATATCAAAAGAACTATTCACCTATCTTGTTAGTGTTAAAGATAACATTAACTTCAATGAATACCTATCAAAGAAATATTTCAATGATGAGTTCATTACAAAGATTAAGGGAGCAATCGAACTTGGTGAAGTAGAAGATTGTAAATGTGCTGGTAAATACTTATCCAAAGATGATTTTGATTTAAATATAAGAGGAATGGTTATATCAAAGCATCACAGAGATGATTGGATGGCATCTATTAAACAAATATTCACATTTAGTTATATAACTTATCTACAAAAGAATAGTTCTAATGATAGTTTATTTAAAAGACTGAGTGAATATTTTAAAGGATAGTTCTATTCAATGGGGTCAAGGGAAGACGTAAAATGAAAATTAATATGGCAAAAGCAAGTTGTAAAATAGACAGAGAGATAAGAGTACAAAGGGTATTAGATCTAATCGCATTAGGTTATAAAGTATATCAAGTGATTGATATATGTAGTAAAGAATGGGGTATTGGTAGAAGACAAATAGAAAGATATTTAACCATCGTATATTCTTTTCTCAGAGAACAATCCAAGATAGATCGTGAGCAAGCAGTAGCTGAATATGATTCTCTCATAAATAGATCGGAATTATCCGGAGACAAGGAATTAGCGCGTAAATATAGATTACAGAGGGATAAGATAGCCCAATTAGTTGTCGATAAGGTTGAACATTCAGGTACCATATCTATTCCAGAAGTTATTAGAATAGATACACAAAGAAGAGCACCATCAAATGATTCCGAAGAATGAACTACACTTTAAAGTTACTCCCATCTTTGATGATAATTTAGCGGCTTATGAAGCAGGCAATCGATATATACTTAATCAAGGTGGTTCAAGATCATCAAAGACCTGGTCACTACTACAATTGATGGTATATCTTTGTTTTAAACAACCTGGTATATATATAACAATAGTTAGAAAGACTCTACCATCACTACGAGACTCATCTATGGGTGACTTCTTTGAGATAATTAAAGAATTAAATCTATATAAAGAGACTAAACATAATATGACTCAGAATATTTATGAGTTTGATAATGGCTCTCAGGTTAAGTTCTTAGCAACTATTGATGGACAAAACCTTAGAGGTAAGAAAAGGGACATACTCTATATCAATGAGGCTAATGAAATTAGCTATGATGAATACATTCAATTAGCTCTCAGAACAACAGGGACTATCTTCCTTGACTTCAATCCATCCGACACTGAGCATTTCATCTATGAAATAATAAAACAACCCAAATCGATCCTAATCAAATCTACTTATAAAGATAATACCTTTTTAGGACAGAATCAAATAGATGAGATAGAAGGGTTGATTAATACAGATGAAAATTATTATAAGATATATGCTTTAGGTGAGAGACCAATAGCTAGATCTAGAATATACAATCATTTTAAACTATTCTCTGATAAAGTCACATCAAGTGATTGGTGTTATGGGTTAGACTTTGGTTATAATCACCACTCTGGGTTAGTTAAAACAACTTTTATTGATAATAAAGTTTATATAGAAGAACTATTATATGAGAATCAAATCACCGTTAATGATTTATGTACTAAGATAAGGGAACTAATATCAGATAACAAACCAATCTATTGTGATAGTGCCAGACCAGATATTATAGCTCAACTAAAGACCACTGGATTAAATGCTTACTCTTCTAATAAGTCTGTTAAAGAAGGAATAGATAGTGTTAAGTCCGCTGAGATATTTGTAGAGGTTAATTCAATTAATTTATTAAAAGAATATAGATTATATAGCTGGAAAATGGATGGTCAAAGAGTATTAGATGAACCAGTAAAGCTTTGGGATGATATATTGGATGCTACAAGATATGCAATACATTCTCATAAGGTAAGTAATAAAGCATATAATCCTAAAAGAACACAAATACGAACATTTAAGTTTTAAGTGAATATAAAAACATAAAAATCTATTATCTAATGTATGAAATTTAAGTTTAACAATAAAGAATATAATACACCAGAAAGCTGGGATGAATTAAAGCTAGGTCAATACTTAGACTTCCAGGAAATACTTCAAACAATCCAACCAGGTGAGGAGATCAATACACCTATTAATTATTTAAAGGTAAGAACAATGACTGATATATTAGTTGGTGTTCCTGAATATGAATTAGACGAACTTACAATGGGTGAGTTAAATGAAATACAAACTAGCTTAGTTCCTTTAATCACAAAGGTATCATCATTTAATAAACTACCCGAATCATTTGAATTGGATGGTATATTATATGTTATCAAACTTAGAAAAGATATAAGTGATCTTAACTCAGGTGAATATTCTTCTATTAAAACATTACAAACTCAATATAAAGGATTTGAATATGTTTATAGAGCTCTAGCAGTTCTTATAAGACCTGGTAAATCATTTAAGGATGAAGAGACTGGTGAGATAAGATATGAACAAGATCCATTTCAAAGAAGAGATATATTAAATTTAGAGCATAGAGCAAGATTATTTAAAGAGAAAGCATTAGCAAAGGATACATATCCAGTTCTTGATTTTTTTTTGAGTTTGAACGTATGATCCAAACAGAATATGTTGAATTGTTTATAAAGACAGAGGAAGTTGTAGATAACGAACAGCTTCTTGGTGATGATAACAATAATAAAATGGGTTGGTTAGCCTTTGTAGATAGAATGGCTAACGGAGACATATTAAAATATGATTCTATATACGAGATAAGATATTTAACTTGTCTAAATAAATTAGCATTAGATATGCAGAAAGCAAAACTTCAAAATAATTCAATCGCGTAATGGTTAATCAATCAACAATTTCAAACTTCGATAAGGTATTTCAATCCATTGCTGTAAGGCATTTAATGATTGGTGGTAACTATTACTTCTCACCTAAATGGGACTTTGCTTCCAATTCTGCAGCTAAGTATCCATACTTCGCAGTAGAAGTTGGTAAAAAAGAATATGTTAGTGGCGCTCAAGGTGTTAAGTCAATGATATATAACTTTAAGTTCTATATATTAGACAAGATTGATAAGGGTGATGCTAACTATGTAGAGACAATGTCTCAAACAGATTACATTATGTCCACCATAATCGGTGAAATCACAGACAATCAATTCTATATCGACCAAAATATATGCATACCTAAAAGCTTTTCAGCTAATAGAGTATTTGAATCAACTGTGGATAATGCGAACGGATGGATGGCAGATATTTCTTTTGAAGTTCCGATGAATTATAATAGTTGTAACTCTCCTATTCTTCCTATTCCAGGTTACCCATCGTTTGGTGGTGGTATAGATCTATCACAATTTAGATATTACGGCCCAGCTGGTTCAACAGGTCCTGCAGGTGGTTTAGGTCCAACAGGTCCTGCTGGAACACAATCAACAGAAGGTCTTGCACAAGTTTTATTAGTAAGTAATGATTCAGGATCACAACCAATTATATTAGGTACAGGTTCTTATATAACTGATCCCACAATTCAAACATCAATTGCACTGGGTCCTGGTAATAATTCCTGGGCTGATGCATCTAGTGTTGGTTATATTAACATTGATACTAGTAATTCTTCTAGTGGGTTTGGTACAATTGATTTAACTTCTCCTAATAACTTTATTACTATTACACAGAATAAAATTGGTTTATCTAGTACAAAGCTTATAACATTCCAATCACCTACATCATCATTTGGTGGTGTTATTGATATGAAGGGTGGTAATGGTGTCTTTCATAAGATCATTAACGTTGCTACTGGATCTAATCCATTAGATGCTGTGAATTATTCACAATTAATCGCAGCTAGTATGAGTGGACCACAAGGTATTCAAGGTGCCACAGGGGCAACTGGATCACAAGGTCCAATAGGTGTTAATGGTCAGAATGGTGCAACTGGTGCTACAGGTTCACAAGGTATTCAGGGAGTTACCGGTGCTACAGGAGCAACTGGTGCTACAGGTTCACAAGGTATCCAAGGAATCACTGGTGCTACTGGCCCACAGGGGATTCAAGGTGTTACAGGAGCAACAGGCCCTACTTTAGGACTAGCATCATCATTAGCTATTAGTAATAGTTCTGGTACATATTCTATTAATATGAATAATAATAAGATTACTACATTAGCAACTGGTTCAAATGCTCTTGATGCAGTAAACTATGGTCAATTTATTGCAGCATCTATGAGTGGTGGTTTAACTAATTCAGTTGCGTATTGGAATGGTCCTAATTCAATAGTTGCATCCTCTAATTTTACCTTTAATGGAACTACAATGTCTGTTCCTAATTTACAAGTCAACGCAGCAGCATCAACCGGATATGTATTTACATCATCAGATAATAATGGTAATGGATATTGGGCAGTTAGCTCAGCTGTTGTTGGTACTGGCTCAGTAGAATTACAACCAGTTATAAATTATCAATCAGCTCCTCCTGGCCCAACACCATCAATAGGTGATAGATATTTAATACTAAGTCCTGGTACTGGATCCTGGTCAACCGCATCTAATAATATCGCTCAATATCAAGGAGGAGGTGCTTCTTGGTCATATACCGCACCTACTCTTAATAATACCGTATTTGTAACAACTACATTAACTACATATCTATGGAATGGAACAAAGTGGATATTATATCCAGGAACAGCCATACTTCAAAATGGTAATATATTAGGTTCTACTGTTAGTATTGGATCTAGTGATAATCAAAATTTATCATTTAAAACTAATAACGTTACTCGAGTCATAATTGATGGTACACATTTAAATGTTAGTGGAATTGGATTACAAGTTGCGAGTGCATCTGTAATGGGAACGATATTATCATCATCAATATCTGCTGGATCAACATCTTCATTTGGACCCGTTGTAATACTTGATAACCATATATATGGATCTACCGCATCAGGTGGTGCTCTTACAATATCATCTACAAATAATACCAACAAAGGAACTATATCAATTGGTAGTATTGTTTTAAATGAATCAAATAATAATAATACACAAACGGTTGGTAATTTTACAATAGGTCTTTCTGGTAACGCAAGTTATGTAAGTATTGGTGGTAGAGCTGCTAATAGTACAGGTAGTAGATTAGTATTATCTCCTAATACAGGTGGTTCTATCAATCTTATTGAATGGTGGAATGGAACATCACAAATATGGTATTTGGGATTAAATGGTAATAATTTTACAATGTTAAATAATACTCTTAGTAACGCATCCCCATATACTATTTTATTATCAAATTCACATACAACTTTTGGTGGTGCTGGTAATGATGCAAATAATGGGCCCTCTACTGCGTTCTTAAACGTAGTTGGTGCAACATCTGCTAATGCGTCATTTAGAATAGGAAGAATGTTATCAGGTGGTACTCCATCAGCACCTAATAGTGGAGATATGTGGAATGATGGATCTAATATACAATTAGGTCAAGTTGGATTAGGTATTCCAAGTGGTGCAAAATTTAATATTGGAACTACTGGTTCCGCGCCATCAGCTGGAACTGGATCATTAGTTAGTGGTGTTGCATCTATAAATACCACAGGTATATCAGTAAATTCTTTAATATTTTTACAGGATACTGGAGGTGGTGTTAATATTGGATCATTATATATAACAGCTAAAACAGCTTCAGTTGGATTCTCAATAGCATCTACTAATGCTTTGGATACATCTACTTTCAATTGGTATTTTATAAATTAAAAAATAAATAACATATATGAATTACATATTAACAGGAATAACTTATGGAACAATAACAGATAATCACGATGGATCATTTAATCAAAATTCATCAATTATGGTTGGTATAGAAGGTGATACCTTTGGTTTTTTTCAATATAGAGATATCAATATACCATTCAATTCATCAATGTCGGTAGGTGATGTACAAGCAGCTGTTCAACAAGCAGCATTAGATTATGTAAATACTCACTATAACTCATAAAATATAAATAAGAAATGAAATTAACCTGGAAGAAATTCGATAAAGAAAAAAGTGATCAAACTATTTGTGTCATTGACAACATTGGTGGGGCCTATTTCCCAATAGCACAAGAGCTATCCAAATATTATAAGAAAACATATTTCTATTCATTTAGTAATAATCCTTTTCCACATATGGAATTGGAATTTATTGGTAAAGGATATGAAAATATTATAGTAATCAATGAATTAGGATCATATCTAAAGGACATTGATCTAATTGTATTTGCTGATATATATTTCTCTGATTGGGGATATATGTTAAAGCAGATGGGTAAAGAAATTTGGGGCGGTGGTATATCTGAGATACTAGAAACTGAAAGAAAATTATTCAAACAAGAATTAATGGATATAGGGATGGATATTGCTCCATCTAAATACATTACTGGAGTGAATAATCTCTTAGACTTTCTGAAAGATAAGGAGGATAAGTGGATTAAAGTAACATACTATCGAGGTGAAATGGAAACAGATCATTGGGATAATTATGATCTATCACACCAATTATTAGATGATTTGAAATATAATTTAGGTCCGTTAGAAGACGAAATAGAATTCGTTATCGAAGATCCTATTAAATCTGTTGCTGAATTAGGAACTGATGGATGGACGGTTAATGGAATACACCCACAGAATCAAATATGGGGTATTGAAGTTAAGAATTGTGGCTATATAGGTAAGACTTGTAAGACATCAGAACTACCAAAACCATTATTAGAGGTTCAAAATAGATTTAAACCAATATTAACTAAATATAATCACACAGGATTCTATTCCACTGAAGTAAGAGTTGGTGAAGATGGTAAAAATTATTACACGGACCCTTGTATGAGAGCTGGAAGTCCTCCATCAAATACTTATATGATGATGGTTAGTAATTGGGATAAGATTATATCTGGTGGAGCTAATGGTGAAATAGTAGAACCTATTTTCAGATCTAAATATGGTGTTGAAATCATATTAAAGTCAGAAAGAACGAAAGCTGGATGGTTACCATTAACATTTCCAGATGAATATAAAGACAATATTAAACTAAAAGGATCCTTATATAAGGATAATAAGTATTGGATAATACCATTTAGACACACGGGATTTGAAATGACCGAGTTCGGTAGTGTTGTAGTAGTTGGTGATGATTTAGATTCTATTATGAGCCAAGCATTAACAATTGCTGCAAGTATTCAATCACCTTATGAGATTAAATTTGATAAAGATGCATTGAAAACAGCAACAGATACTCTACAAAATGTGGAGACACAATTAAATATTAAATTCTAATGGCTGAAGTAAAATGGGATAATTTAAAAGAGGCTCTTAATCTATTAGGATCAGAATTTACTGCGGAATTAGCAAATCAATTAATGTCTGCGGGTAAAGATGCTTCAGGTAATCTAATTAACTCATTATCATTTGAAGTATTAGAAGATGTTAAGGGATTATTATTAGATGTTAAAGCCGCATACTATTTAAAGTTCGTTGATGAAGGAAGAGCACCAGGTAAATATCCTAATATAGGAGCAATTAAAGAATGGGTTGGTCAAAGAGGAATAACAATGCAAAATGCAACAGAAGATCAGACAGCTTTTGTAATAGCTAGATCTATTAAAGAAAATGGTATTAGACCTACTAATGTTATAGAAAATACTATCAATATTATTATGTCTACTAAGGCTGACATACTAAAGGTAGCAGCAAGAGAAGATGTATCAATACTAATGAATGGTGTTGTAGCAGATATAAATAAATCAATGAGATAAAATGGCAGATCAGGATCCAATTAATATACCCGTAACGTTAGACACCGTAAATGCAACCCTAAAAGCTGGTGACTTTAGAAAGACTATGCGTGAACTTGGTGAAACATCCAAAGCAATTGGTAAAATGGGTGGTGAAGGTTTTGAAAAGATGGGTGAAGCTATCGGACAAACTACAGAAGCACTTAGATTAGGTCACGCTGCTCTAAAGTTATTCAATGGTGGTTTAGTGGCAATCAAAAATGAACTATTAGATAATCCATTATTCTTATTAGCTGCTGCAATTGCTGGTGTAGTTGTTGCTATTGGTGCTATGAAGAAGGCTGATGAAGAAGCCTCAAAGAAATTTGTAGAACATAGAGATGAAGAGATAGCTAAGATAGATGAGGAGTACCAACACCAAAAGAAAATGTATGAATTACAAGGTAAATCTACAAAAGAATTGGAAAAACAAGCATTTATTGATAAGAGAACTCAGTTAATGATGATTACAAAAGAGCACGAAGATGCTGTGGCTGATTATTTATCAACTGCTAAAAAGGGTTCTGCTAAAGAGAAGGCTGTTAATGATAGTTTTACTAAAGAACAATTAGAAACATATAAGAAAGCCAAAGAAGAAATAAAGAAATTAGATGAAGGATTCACAGAAGATTTAGAGAAGAGAAAACAAGATTCTAATAAGAATGTTGAGCAAATGAATTTAGAAGCTGAAACAGCACAAGCAAATGCAATGGCGGCTGGTATGGCTAAAGAATTAAAACAAGCAGAGGTTGCTCATAAACAAGAAAAACTTAGTATATCTAAAGAACACGCAGCAAATGCCGAAGAATATAAAGCACAAACTAATTTACAATTAGCTAAAGATGATGAGTATCAAGAGAAAAGAAGAGAGATAATTGATAAATATAATAAAAAGGATGATAAAATTAAACAGGATCAAGATAAATTATGGTTACAAGGTCAAAAAGATGCTGATAAATGGATAGCTGAACAAGAAAAAATAGATGCTGAAAGGATAAAACTATCAGAAAAGGCTGTACAAGATGCGGTAATGGTTAATAATTTAGAAGAGAAGAATGCAGACGCTGAGAAAAAGAGACAAGATGCTCAAATAATAAAGGAAGACCAAAGATTATTAAAAAGAGAGAAGAATGTATTTGAAGAAGGTGCTATATTAAAGAAACTTAATGAAGATACAATAAAGCAAATTAATGATAAGACACAAATAGAAGTTGATTCTTTAAATAGAGTATCTAAATCAAAGATTGATAAGTTAATGACTGATAGAGATACTGCTGTTAAGTTTGCCAAAGAAAATGGAGATGATGATGTAGCTGTAGCAGCCTTCTATAATGATCTTATTACTAAGGAAACTGAAAATACAACTAAGGGTATTGTTAAGATTAAATCAGATGGTGCTGACCAAGTTAAAGATGCTAACGAAACAGATTCTCAAAATTCTATTGATTTATTACACAAACAAATAGCAGCGGTAGAGGGTTTTGCCAACCAAGCTGAAAGTATATTTACTAATCTAATGTCAATTAAAGCTGATCAACAAGCTGCTGAGTTAAAAAGTTTTGACCAAGCACAACAATCTAGATTAGATTCAATGAACTCTGCTCAAGCCGCTGAGTTAAATGTTGCTGGTCTTACTTCTGCTCAAAAGAAATCAATACAAGAAAAGTATGCAATGGCTGAATACCAAATTAAGTTACAGACTTATAATAAGGACTTAGCTATAAAGAAGAAAGCTTTTGAGGTTGATAAGAAAATGAAGATGTCAAGTGCTATCATATCAGGTATAGAAGCTGAAGTAAATGCATTAGCTACTGCACCATTTTTCCCTGTTGGTATAGCTGCTGGTATAGCTGCTGCTGTTGCTTCTGCCGCTGCAATTGCAAAGATATCATCAACTACATTTGATGGTGGTGGTTCACCCCCAACACCCCCAAATACATCAGGTATTAATGCTGCTATGAGTAGTTCAAGTGGATCTAATCTATCAGCTCCACAAGTATTTGGACTAGGATCAACTACACCAACTGTACCAGGTGCCCCAGGAACATCCGTTGTTAGCGTACAAGATATTAATAAAACACAAAAAAGAGTAAAAGTGGTAGAATCATATTCGACACATTAAAAATAAATAAAGTTATGAGTAAAAAAGTTTACAAAGATGCTGAGCTACCCCTTTTCGAAATCATTATAAATGATAACGATACTACTGGTATTAAACTATTATCACTAGTTGCTGATCCAGCAATCCTTATTAAAGGAAACTTATTCAGTGAAATGAAGGAGAGAGATCTTAAATTCAAAGTAGATGAAAAGAAAATGATAATAGCTGGACCTGCAATGGTTCCAGGTCTTAAGATCGTTCGTAAGGATGATGATGGTAATAAATACAATGTTGTATTCTCAGCTGATACTATTAATAAAATGATTAATAAATTCAACAAAGATAATAATAATAAATCTATTAACGTAGCTCACGGAACACAGATGGCACCAGCATTTATTGCACAACAATTTCTTGTAACTGATTCTACATTTACGGATGCTAGATCATATGGGTTCAAGGATCTACCAGTGGGAACTTGGTTCACGATTGTTCAAGTAGAGAACACAAAAGAAGGTAAGAAGTTCTGGGATGAAGATGTTGTGGGTAAAGAGCAATATGGATTCTCTATCGAGGGTCTAATGTCTGAGTTACCGGCTTTCTCATCTATAAAAGAAATCATTGATATGAAACCAAAATCAATGGATGAATACATACAGGATATGACAGAGGAAGAAATAAATGCTTTCATTAAATCTATCAAGTGAATATAATATAATACATTTCTATTTATCTATACAAAGGTAAAATCACAAAATTAAATTATCATATGACTAAAGAAGAAGCAATGCAATACTTAAAAGATTCTCTTAAACGTTGGACAATTTTCGCATCTGAAAAGAAATTCGAAAACATACCAACAGTAGATGGTAAAACATTATGTATTGAAGATGGTAAGGACTTGGCAGCAGGTTCACCAATCTATTTACTTGATGAAAACGGTAATCAAAACCCAGTCCCAGCAGGACATTATGACCTACAAGATGGTAGATCTATTGAAGTTGCTGAGGATAGCACAGTACAAACTATTTCTGATGCACCAGTTGCGGATGAAAGCACACCTGAAGCAGAAGCTGACGTACCAATGAGTGCTGATGATTCAGTGGATGGTGAAGATGTTAATCCAGAAGAAGATGATATGTCTAAAAGAATGGAAGCTCTTGAAGCTCAACTTTCCGAAATAATGGAATACGTTCACGGTCTATCTAATCTGCAGGAGACAGCAATGAAGAATCTAACTGATAAGTTCAGTAAGTTCTCTGATTCACCAGCGGTTAAATCAATTAAGAATACTCCAGTAGTAGTTACTAAATTAAATTCAACTCTTAGGTCATCTGCTAGAAATAGCGTTAACAAAGGAGATGTACAGGAGATAGTAGATCTTTCTAAGATCTTTAGAAATAAAGGAGCAAGATTTAACTAATTATAATAAAAGAAAAACAAAAATAATAAAACAATATGGCATCAACAGTAAATTTATCGAGTTTGACAAAATACATCGATCAACTTAACCAAGACATTTTGAGAGAAGCGGTTCTTTTGGGAACAACTTTTACTGGACCAAATCCAGTTACTACAAGAGATGGTATTAAAAATGGTCAGGCTATTAACTTGATCACATCTACACTGGTTATTACACCAGATGGTTGTCCAGCTGACGGTTCAATAATTTCAGCTAGTGGCTCGGTAACCCTTTCCCAGCAAACGATTCAAATTTGTCCAATGCAATTAATCGAGACCGTTTGTGAAGTAGATCTTGAAGCGTACTGGACTGGTATGTTAATGCCACTTGGATCTTATGTACAAGACTTAGAGCCTAAGGCACTTGCAAAAGTATACTTAGCTGATAAGACTGAAAAGCTTTCAGCTTTCCTTGACGATTTGTTCTGGGAAGGATCAACATCAGGAACGTATTCTAACGATGCGAACTTGAAACAGTGTAATGGTCTATTGTATCAATTAGATAGCACATCTGCAACATCATCAGTTGTTAGTGGTAACACTATCATCGGATCAGCTTCTTCTTACTCTGGAGCATTGACTACAGCTAACGCAATCACAATCGTAAACAATATGATTCAGAATATGACAGCTAACGTACCAGCTATTCTTGGTAAGAAAGACAAGACTCTATTTATGTCTTACGCTAACTTCCAGACTTGTTTATTCGCTTGGCAGGCATTTAATGGATTCCATATCGAATTAGGTCAAACTGATGTTACGACAACAACTAATGACCAGTATTTCTACTGGCCTGGTACAACTATCCTTGTAAAAGCTACAAGAGGTTTATCATATGGTGTTGCAAATGGTAACAACAAAATGGTTCTTACATACGCAGAGAATTTATTCTTTGGAACTGATAAGACTAACGATCAAACTAGTGGTCAACTATGGTGGGAGAATCTTGCAAACAAGATGTACTACAGAGCGGCTTTCAAAGCAGGAGCTCAAGTAGCTTACCCACAATATGTAGTTTACTACAAAGGGTAATCCTTAGTTTGTTAATAATGAAATAAAGATTTGGGAAGTCCTTAAATGGGCTTCCCCTATCAAAGAAAAATAAATAAAATAATATGGCAGGTTGTTCAATAACACAAGATTTAACACTAGGTTGTAAAGACATTGGTGGTATAGAGACTGTGTATCTTGGTTCTTATAACTTGGATACAGCATCCCCAATGACTTTTATTTTCTCAACTGCATCAGCTACACTTAACCTTATCACAAGTTTTGGTGGTACAACAGCTTCGATGTATATTCTCCCACAACCTATTAATGTTGGTGAATTAACTGCACCCGCAGAAGTTAATACAGAAAATAACACAATTGGTTACACACAAACTTTGAAATTTGGAGTCTATTCACTATCAGCGTTTAATATTAACACTATTAAAATGATTGGTCAAGGTGTATTCTTCTTGATGGTTAAAGCTAGAAATGGTAGATTCTTCTTCCTTGGAGCTGAGTCACCTTGTCAAGTAACTGCAATCGATGCAGGACTTGGAAAAATGATGGGAGATTTAAATGGAGCGTTGATCACTATGTCAGCTCTTGGTACACAACCAACATTTGAAGTATCTGCAGCAGCTGCAGCATCTCTAATATCTTAATCTAAAATGATTTAATAAAGACCCATACATTAACTTGTGTGGGTTTTTTAATGCACTGAATATTATTTAGTGGTTATCTATTTCCTTTTATGAAACTTAAAATAAAAGATGAATTGATTGATTCAATTATAAGCTGTCCTTTAACTAGGAAGCCAGTACATATTAGATTCTTAGATACTGATTTGTATAATTATTACTACAATCACGGTCACGCAAACTTCTTTGAAGAAGTATTGGAAGAAAATACAATATATTTTAAAGGTATTGTAGAACCAGAAGTGGTTAATCCTTTAGTGGAATTTCTTGATGAGAATAAAAATGAAATGCAATAATGCTTTATATTGGTATAACTGGTAGTTCAACCGTTTATGTTAGTGATTTATTTAGTAATACAAGTTTGAATGCTCAATCTGCTGCTACTCAATCATTTTATACTTGGTATGTCCAAGATAAAACAACTAAGATTAGCACCGTATTTTACCAAACACCATTATTTGATAATGGATATTATACAGCATTTTCATTTACTAATAATGGAACATTTTCTGCAATTGGTGCAACAAATGGTAATATTAATTTAGTTGGATCACAATATTCTGTAATTATATATGAAATGTTAAATCCATATGATCTAAATATAAGTGATTCTATTGGTGTTTTAGGTAATTATATATTAACAATACAAGGAACATCATCAGCAACATCAACTTATACTGGTAATGATTCATTTACATATTCAGTCTATCAAAATTAAACAACTATAAATGGAAGAGAATAAGAAACCAATAAGAATTAGAAGAATGTCATTTGATGATAAGGATGATAGTACTAAAAGTAAAACAGAAACCTATATAAAGGTCGAAGGTGAATATACATACGCACCAGTTGATGAATATTATCATTCATTTGCTGCAGCTGATCTTCCACAATATAGTGAGAGAATAAATAAGCAACTGAATATTGTTTCCTTTGGAGATGATAATCAATATCCAAATTATCTTTTATCCTTATTAACATCCAGCTCTACACACTATGCAATTGTAAATAATAAAGCAATGTATATTGGTGGTAATGGATTTGCACTAAATGGATTATCTAATGAGGCATTAAGATTCATTGCTAATCCTTATAACGAGGATGATTTAGAAGAAATATTAAAGAAAATATCATTAGACTTGGAAGTTTATTCAGCAATTGCATTAAATATTATTTGGAATAAAGATAGAACAATAATATCAGAAATAAATTATATTAACCCAAGAACATTAAGAATAGTTGCTCCAGAAGGTGAAACACCAGAAGGAAAATATGAATATGCAATCTCTAAAGATTGGAGAAATATTCGTAAGGAAGAAAATAAACCAGTAGTATATTCTGAATTTTCTGTAATCGATAGAAAGAAACCTAGTCAAATACTTTATGTTAAAGAACATAGAGGTGATGTATATTTCTATGGTAACCCTGCATACATTTCAGCGGCTGATGATATTGAATCTGATTATCTAATTGGTAATTTTAGAAAGAATAATATTAAAAATGGGTTCTCACCACAAATGACAATTACTTTCCTTGATTCAGGAAATATTTCTGATGAGGAAATTGATTTTGAATTGTCTAGATTAGCTGCACAATATCAAGGTAGTAAGAATGCTGGTACTCCAATGATATTCTTTGCTGATAATAAGGATAATGCACCTCTAATAGATATTTTAGATGCACAACAGAATGGAGAATTAAATCTTACAGCTGAAGATAAAATAGTTTCTAAGATAATGTGCGCTCACCAAGTAGTTAGTCCCTCTATTATGGGAATACCTACACCAGGAGCCTTGTCTTCTAAGAATGAAATGATACAATCATTAAAAGTATTACAAGCAGAATACATTAACCCTAAACAAGAGTTCATTGAAAAGATATTTAATAGATTAGCAAGAGTAAATGGTATTCCTGATAAGATTGTTATCTCTCAATATGAATTAGATGTTGAAGTTGATGTAGATATTAAGGATATTCTTGGTGTACTTGAGTCAACTATTACTCCTGAACAAAAGATTGCTGTATTTATGGCATCTGGATATTCTGAGGATGAGGCCAAGTATTTAGTTGAAGGTGTTAAAGGTGAAGATAAGAAACAAGTCTCTAAACAATCAAGAGTAGCATTCAAAACATTGAAAAGTGATGCTAGATTAGAGATGGAGAAAGAAAGATATGAGAAATTTATAACCAATCAAGAAAAAAACAATGAAGAAATATGAGCCCAACTTATTTAATATCAGTACAGAATATATTTAAATATACTACAATAGATTCCAATACGGATCCTAATCTTATTCTACCTAATATTCTTGTAGCTCAGGATATTCATATTCAATCTATTCTTGGTCAACAACTATATCAGAGATTTTTAAGTGATATTACAAACACTGGTACTACAACTGGTCAATATCTTATTCTATTGAATAACTTCATTCAACCAGCCCTTGCACACTACACAGTATATGAGTCTATTGATGATATTGCCGATCGCCTTACTAACAAAGGGGTCCTGGAGAAAACAGGTGGTGATATCATCAATAGCGCAAATTCAAGTGAGAAAAGAATACAAGCATTAAAATCAAGATCATTACAAAGAGGTGATTGGTATAATCAGAGAATTAGAACTTACATCATTAATGATCCTAATGCATTTCCAGAATACTATACACAGATTGGTATCGAACAGATTGTAGCAAAAAGAACTACATATGGTAAGAGAATGTCTCCAAATTATAAAAAACCGGGACTATGGCCAAATTCAACTTGTTGCGGTGGACCAACTGGATTTCCAATAAATTTATAAACACAATGAGTAGGAAACCAAGAAGTAAAGAAAGAGGATCTGATAAGGAACACATTAGTAAGTTTATAAAATTTATTAAAGTTAATTATCCTATATTATTTAATGAAATAAAAGATAAGGAAATCAAATGCCAACAATAAACTTAATTACAACACCTAACCAACTATCACCCGTAAATGGTCCTCTTTGGTACCAATTATCGAGTACATCTTACAATCTATCTAACTTCAAATATACATTCGATGTATATAAGGTTGATTTGGTTACACAAGTTAAGACTCAATTAGGACCAAGATATCTTATACCACCTAATCCTAGTGCTGGTGATGGTATATTTGATCCATCATCCATTCTTAAATCACAATTGAGTTATGATATTCAACCAGCAACGGTTGGATTCGCTAATGCTCCTAACTCAATGATTGATTACAAAATTGATTATGGGTTTGATTACAATCCTTCTTTAACATTTTCAAATGTATTGAACATTGGTAACTTCGTTGAGCTATCTGGACTACAAACAGGTCACGGAGTACTATCTAATGATATTATATATGTTACATTATTTAATACAGTTTATAACCCACAATATATTGGATCAGCCGCAGTTATCTCTGTTGGGACCAATACAATACAAACTACAATACCTTGGGGATTAACTCCAAGTGGTATAACACAATCTGGATTGATAACAGACCGGAATAGAATGGATAAGTCCTTTATTGTGTTACAGGCATTTAATGGTACGAGACAATATACAGAACAAGGATATAACTTTGGATCTTCTAATACCTATTTAATGATTGCTCAGGCAAGTAAATTCTTAACTGATTATCTTAATCCAGTATATTCAGCTCTTGTACCAGCATTTAATACATATACAAGTAAAAATGTATTCATCAATGACTATGAGACAATATCATTTATAGGATCAGCAACAGTAGCAACTGTATCAACAGCTGTCATTAGTATGTATTCTGGTAATACACAAGACTTTAATACTTATAACTTCTTAAGAACAGCAACTATTAGTAATCCATTTGCAAGTACTAACAATACAAGATTGGATCTAGGTATTGGACCAGCTAACTTATCATTATATGGTATTAGTCTAACAGGAGTTAACTTCTATTTTGTTCAGCTACAAGACTTTAATGGTAATGTTCTATCAGAGAATAGAATTTACAGGATTGTACCTTGTAATAGAAGTCCTTGGCCACAATTTAGATTGGCCTTCTTGAATAGATTGGGAGCATTTGATTATTATTCGTTTGTAATGAAAAGTCAACAAACTTTTACAACGGATAGAGTTAAGTTCAAGGCTATATTACCCTGGAACTATACTGTAGGTCAGAGACAAGATACTATTTTATCACAGAAGGTGAGTCAATCCTATCAGATATCAACTGATTGGATTACTGAGAATGAATCACTTTGGCTCCGTGAATTATTTTACAGCAAAGAGGTATACACCGTTGATAACAATGGTCAATACCTACCTATCATTATCGATGATAGTACTTATGTTTGTAAGACACAAATACTAGATGGTTTATTCGCGTTGAGTATATCATTCACAGCGGCATATAACATACAAGTACAAAATAGTTAATTAATAAATGGCAAACCAAATAGGCCCTCAGGCTCGTGTAGAATTATTCGTAGTTATAAATAACGTAACATATAATGTTGATACTTTGGGAGTTGCAATACCTTTGAACTATCAAATTAATGATATCATTGATATATCAACTACTAATAACTCCTCATCATTAACAATAACAATACCGGAGACATCAAATAATAGATTAATATTTGGAGATATTGCTAATATGGCATCAACTGCCACTTATTATAACCCAAACCTTAAGGTAAAATCTTATGTGTTATGTGATTCTATTGTTGTATTTGAAGGGTACCTACAAGTAATTCACTTCGATGTTAATCTAGATACTGGTGCTAATGAGTATGAGATTATTCTATATTCTGGTACTGGAGACTTCTATACATCAATGGGTGAGAAGTATCTAACAGATATGAATCTAAGTAGATTCAACCACATATATGGATCACAATCTATTATATCTGGTTCCTGGACACAATCTTATACAAATGGATTTTACTATCCTTTAATAGATTATGGTCGTGATTGGAATATTGGTGACTTACAAGGAGCTAATACTATTGCTTGTGCTGCCAACTGGTATGACTTCTTTCCTGCTACTTACGTTAAGGTAATATTCGATCAAATTTTTACTGATGCTGGATATAAATATAATTCTAATTTCCTTAACTCAGAACCATTTACTGATCTGATTATACCTTTCAATAGATCTAACTTAGCTCAGAGTCCTACATATTCATTAACCAAACAATTCACAGTTGGTATGTCTCAATCACAATCAATAGGACACCCTGGTGTGCCGCTTACACCATACTTTGATAAGGTTGCTCTTAATAATATAACGATCCCATATAGTGATCCAAATGGTTTATTTGACATAATAAATAATGTTTATACTAATTTAACAGTTGAACCCTTTCAACAGAGATTTAATGTTAATCTTGATATAGATTTAGAGAATACTATAACTGCTACTCAGATTAAATTATACAGATCTCAATCTCAATTGGGTGTTACCTTCTCAGGGTGGCCAACACTTCCAGTTAATCCATCATTATCTAGTTGGAGAGAAATACAATATGGTGGTGGTGGGTTTGGATTTGATTTACACAACTCAGGTATTGTAGGATCTCCTATTAATGCCTCAATGAGTAACTATAAAGTATCAATAGCATTTGATTTATTGGATAATAATCCAGGATTACCACCATCTCAAGGAATTAGATATGGTGAGCAAGTTATGCTTGTTGTTGAGACTGTAGGTGTGTCTCCTTATCAATTAAATATACACGGACCAACTGGATCTACTTCAATGTTCAATCAAGTTGATACAAGTTTAACATATGGTCAGCCACTTGACTACAATCAAGTTCTACCTATATCTATTAAACAGAAGGACTTTGTTAAGTCCATTACACAGATGTTTAATTTATATATTGAACCATCAAAGACACAGAACAATACATTAAATATTGAACCTAGAGATGTCTATTATGCTTCTGGTGTAATAGAAGATTGGTCTTCTAAGATAGATTCGTTTGATCCAATTGGAGGTGAGATACTATCCACAACACAACCAAGAACAACTCACTTTAGATATAAAGATGATACTGACTATTGGAATACATTCTACAAAGCTCAATCACCATTAAACTACGGTGAATATACATCTATTATTGATACTCAATTTAGTAATGATGATACTAAAATAGAAAGTATATTCTCACCAACACCTCTTGTATTAGTAGAAGGATCAACAATGTTTGTTATACCAAAGATAGTAACACAGGATTCAACTGGTTCGGGTATTGCAGGATTTAATTTAAGAATATTAAAGAAGGTAGGATTGGGTCCTAATTGTACAACCCCTGGTCTCTTACATACAGTTGCTGGTAGTTCATATGCTGATAGATGGTTATTTGATTCTAATGGTAGTGGTACATTACAGGACGTTAAGGACTCACAAGATTTTTACTCGTACCCATATGCTGGTCACTTTGATGATCCACAACTACCTACATATGATTTAAACTGGGGTCAGACATCTAAACTATTCTACCCACAAACTAATGTTACTAATAATAACCTTATAACTAACTATTATTCTACTCAATTAGCTGAGTTCAATGATCCTTCTAGTAGAATAATAACTGGATCTTTC